TACGGGCGTCATCCGCGCGCAGTGTGGTGATCAGCCCTGCCTGCTGCGCCAGCATCTTTTCCTGCTGCTTTACCTGCTCACTGGCCATTACTGCGTTGCCATGGAAGTAAAACGCCATTCTGCCGGCGACAATTAGCGCCACCAGCAGCAGCCCGATAGCCATCGTGCGGAAGCTGAATGAAGTGCTCATATCGTGCTGACCCCACTTAGGAAACTGTTAAACACCCTCAATTGATTAGCAATGCTTGATGTTTAACCTTGGTAATGATTTAATTATTAAGCTTCAAGTTTATAACCAGAAATAATCTCTAGCCGTGTTTACCCCGTAGGTATAGCCTTCGGGGTATTTTTTTAAGCACCTCACTGATAATTGACTAGCGCTCTCTTATCCCGCCAGGTCGATAGCCTTCACGAATACATCGAAGCCGTACGGCTGAACGCCGTTCTCATGAGTAATGATGGCTTCCAATAGCGGGATCATCACCCTGCTATCCATCACGTCGATTACTTGGTCAGGTTTTACGCCCACAGACTTTGCAACGCTGTTGATGTACGCCAGTGTGTTGTTCTCAACTGGCGGTGCCCAGCGGTTGATAATGTCGGTGACGGTCTTTAAACCACGTTTGCGCTGGTAGTTACGCAAGATGACAATCATCGCGCGGATACCATATTCCGGGCTGGTGAACTGGCAAAATGACTTATCAGTGCGTTGTGCCTCCGCGACGAGGCCGCGCCAATCATCACCCCAGCGAATGTTGCCGGGATTGTTATTGCGAATGCCTCTCGGCTGGTTATTGCTTACCATTGATTCCCCCGTAGAAACGCTCCCAGAAGTACGTCAGCGCCACGCTACCCATAGCACCACAGAGACCCGCGCCAACGAACGCCATATTGACCGATAGCCCCGTCTCCATGCTGACGATGCCCCCAATTAACCCTGTGAAACTGGATACAACAATCTGAGCCAGAGCATTAACCCAACTCCACGCCGCCTTATTCCGCTTGATATCCATGAGATACCTCACAACACCACCCCAGCCGGCAATGAGGATGAACACCACCCATAGGCTCGAGAAAATGTGGTTGATTTCTTTATCCGGCATGCTGCCACCCTGCCTTTGTGGGATTGACCGGATACACCGGTGATAAAAATAAAAAGGCCGCCAAATGGCAGCCTGTAATTGACGCGAATTCTCGGTTTGTAATTGTCGCCGATGGATCACTGCCGATGGGAAAGTCCACCAGCGGCTGAAATCTGACCCACTAAAACGAAAAAGCCCAGACGATTGTCGAGGCTCAGAAACGGAAAAACCCGCTCAGATGGCGGGTTTCTTTTGAATTTGTCGCTGCGGATACTACTTCGCGAAGCTTACCTCAATTTAACCTTTTTCCGCGCAAAGTCAACTGTAAAATCTATCAACATTCGAACTAAACGCATCGCTCATCGGGCGGTAGAGCATAAATTCTGCGGTCTTAAGCCAAACAGCTATCCGGGTTTCGCAGGTACGCAAGCACCATTCAGGGTGCCTATCATGCAAATCGACGGCCATCGCCTTTTTGCTCATTCCTTTCCCTATGTAGCGCTGCTGGATGACATACTTCAGGCCCGGGTGATCCAGCAGCACGGCCCCGATCACTTGGTCGATGGTCTTGGCCTCTTCATCCGAGCAGAACGCCAGGCTGCTTTTCTGTTTACCCTCCATGATTTCCAACAGATAGGACTGCAGCTCATCCTTGCTGCAACCTGATTTTTTTAACTGCCTCAGCGCCTGTGTGATAGCGGCCTTCGTGACCTTCTCGCTGGCCAGCAATCGGTTGAACATGCTGCCAGCGCTGCCATGCTTCGCCATACCCGACCAGCGCCCCCACATTTTCAGCTTACCTTCGATCCAAACTTGCTCTAACGCACGCAGGCGCAGTTCTTTACCATCACCCTTGCCGATGTTGTCGGGATAGATCATAGTTTTCCTTCCTTTCTCAAAATTTCTTGAGTGCGCATGACGCCCTCGGCGTGCATCAGTCGGGCGTCGTTCGCGTCGATAAAGCGCGTACGGCGGTCTATTTCATCATGGCAAGCACTGCAGGCCCAGGCAGCCTGTGCATCATCTGGTTTGATTGCGGTGCCACAGGTGCCCGCCAAACGATAATGCGCTGCGACTGTTGTTTCGGGGTTTCGATTGCAGATACCGGGGATCCTTACCTGGCATTCTCGGCCGCGGGCCTCGTCTGTCAGTTTACTCACGCTGCATACTCCATCAGTTGCGCGGCCACGTTTTCGGCCTCTAATTGAGACTTGAAAGTTTTGTGCAGAATATGGTTCCACAGCACGTTGATTGCACTGCGGTACAGGTCGTTGAACTCCAGTTCGTCCATGTTGGCGAAAGAAATCGAACGCGGTTCTTTGATCACAGAACCATCAGGGAGAAGAACGAGATCGAAATGTCCAGCTTCGACGGTCACCCACCGCCGGTAGGCATGAAATGATTTTGCTACGGTGAGCCGCTCGGCACGCTTATCGCCTACCAATAGCAAGTATTCGTCGGCAACCGCATGGAACACTCCCACGTCATCTACGTAGCGAGCCAATCGTTTGATATAACCGCGCAGGAACTGAATCTCGAATGGCGAAACCGCACCGCCGGCGGGTGTCCAATATTCGAAGCCAAGATTTAACAGGGAGAAAAACTTACGGTGAAAGGCTGGGTTTCGGGCCTGTTTGAAATCGGCGTAAAGGATGGAGCCGATCTTCTTTGATTGCAAAAAGTCCCTGGCTTCCCGAGTGGTCGGCACCAGTAAATTTCCTGCTGTCTTTGTATACGAATACTGCGCCATTGGGGTTCTCCAGTAGCGCAGCGGTTGTTCAGAAGTGAATGCACTGGGTGTTCAATCCAGTTCATTGATTATAGCTTGTTTCCATCAGGGGCGACAATCGAATAACCCACCGATTTTGCTACTTCCAACATCGCGTTTAGGGTCGAAATGTGTTCGTCGCTATTGACCAAACGTATTCCCACCGTTTTACCATTTTCTCTACGAATTAAAACAAGGCCATCATCAGGGAGAAGATCATTAAGTCCATTTGAATCAATCATAATCACCTCAGTCTTTGAGATTAATTGAAATCCCTCCACACCCCCTGCTCGCCTTTAGAGCAAAGCTATTCATTTCTCGCTGGTCAAATAGGCAACACAGATCGTTGAATGTCACATTGATCGGTTTTAACGATCAACTTTTCATCCTGTGAACATCATGCCATTCATTTAGCTGTATATCCAACCAGTGTTTATTTATCTGTCCACCACACAAAACCCCGCGCAATGGCGGGGTGTGCTTGTGTTATGCGGCCATCTCCCATACGCAATATTGCGGCATGTTTGCCCGCACCAACGCCTCAGCAAACGGCGGCGGCACTGAGTTCCCACAACGTGCCACCTGTTCCGATTTAGGCCAACGAGTGCCGTCGATGTCCTGATCGATGATATAGCTGCGCGGGAAGCCGTTGGCGTTATACAGCTCACGCGGTTCAAGCATGCGCATGCAGATATCGACAACCATGTATTCGCCGACCTGGATAAACTGCGGGCGTGGCGCCGGGAACAAGTGGCTGTCGTCTGGATCGTCGCTGAATTCGTCCATCAAACGCGCGCAGCACCAGGCGTTATAACGCTGGTCGTCGGTGATCAGCGTTGGCTCGCATTTCACCTCGGTGAGGCCGAAGCGATCATGGGTTGGTACCGTGTGCATCGGTGCGTCGACGTCGATCCCGTCTTTCTCGTTGCCGTAGTATTTCTGCAGGTACGCAGTCACGTGGCCAATATGATTGCCGCCAGCGGTGAGCGTTGGCGCTGGCGCATTCGTCGGCCGCCCGTCTTTGCATGTGCCGCGCAGCTGCACCAGGTGCGACGTACAAAGCGAGTGGTGATCGACCTGCGTCACAGTATGCATTGGCTCGTCCATTCCCAACCCGGCGCCGGTGTAGTTCCCGCCGTAGTGCTTGATCAGGTTGACGGCAACGACAGCGTGCTGCACACCTGTGGCCGGACGGCCAGTCGATGCACCGGTTGTCAGGGTGTTAAACGGGCGAAACACTCCCTGCCCCTTACTTCCTTGGCGGAATCGGATCAGATGCACTGCAGCCAGCGCAGTGTGCGATTCCGTCGGGATAGTTGCCATCGGCGCGGCGATGCTACGCGGCTTACCGGAATATGTCGGGCCGCCAGCGCCCACCAGCACCGCGCTGGCCAACTGCGTTTTACCACCGCCGCCAGGCATGATCGTGCCCACCGGCGCATCGGCGCGCTGGCCGGTACTGTTCCCAAACTGGCGCACAACCACCGGCGCCGCCACGGCGAAACCATGGGTTTGCGTGACCGTTTGCAGAGGCAGGCGGCCAGACTGGCCCCGGAAGCAATCGTCTTTGGTTCGGTTGGACGTGTGATTGCACTTCACGGCGAACGGCTCGATCAGCAGGTGCTCGGCTTTGCTTGTGACCGTCGTGAGCGGTGCGCCGGTGGCATACTGCCGGCCATCTCCACCGAACCCTGTTTGCCCGATTTGAACGATGTACGGATCCGGACAGTCGATAACGTAGCGTTTCAACCCTTTCACGATACGGCGCAGCGTGTTGTCCGCCAGCGGCTTTTTGCGGCCCATGATGCTGCGTGTGGGAATTGACCAGTCGATGCACTCGGCGGCGGTGCGGTATGGCTGCAGTTGCCCCGCCAGAACCTCGGCGCTGTCCGGCGCCCCATGGGACGGATCCGGCCATACAACGGCTTCACCATCGCAGCGGCTGACAACAAACAGGCGTTTGCGGATGGTCGGCGCGCCGTAATCGCAGGCGCGCAGCTCTTTATGATCGACGTTATAGCCTAGCCCGGACACCAGGCGGTGGGCATCGTCACTATCGACATCGACCTGCAGGAATTCGCATGCCTCGGCCAGCGCCGGGCAATCTGGAGCCACACCGCTGCTCAGCATGCCGATAAACGCCTTGAAGGTTTCACCGGTGTACGCTGGATCCGGGAACAGATTGCCTTTTTTGTCGGCTTTGAGCGGCCCCCATGAGCGGAATTCTTTGACGTTTTCCAACATCAGGTAACGCGGCCGCACCGCCAACGCCCAGCGCAGCACCACCCAGGCGAGACCACGGATCTCTTTCCTCACCGGCGTCCCGCCCTTTGCTTTCGAAAAATGGCGACAGTCAGGAGAGAACCAGCCCAGCAGCACCGGCAGCCCGCCGGTGGAAATCTTCGGATCAACGCTGAAAATGTCTTCCGGGTAGTGCAGCGTGCGCGGGTGATTCACGGCATGCATGGCCATGGCCACCGGGTTGTGGTTCATCGCGATATGCGGCTCGAAGCCCAGCGCCTGCTTGATGCCCTCGCAGCTGCCGCCGCCGCCGGCAAACCCGACAACAACAAGCCCGTTTTCCACATCAGGGCGGAAATCGACGATCTGTTTTTGACGCGCCCAGGCGTGCGCTGTTTTCTGGATTTCCTGCGGGCTGACGCGGTTGAGGAACATCTGATTAATTTTCTGCAGGACACCCTGCTGTTCTTCACCGCTCAACGCATGAACAGGCAACACTGACGACGCGCACTGCTGAACCTCTGTTGGCCAAATGCTCATGATTTCAATTCCCTTGCTGTTTTGCTCGATTTTACGAAGATGATCCAGTGCGTCTTATCGTTCTTACCGGTGCGTTGCCAGATCGCCGGCTTCTCGTCTGTTAGAGCGATGATTTGGCTAACCGGTATCTGGGTTTCGTTCCATTTGAAGATAAGCACGCCGTGTGGCCGCAGCACGCGGAAAGCTTCGGCGAACCCGGCACGCAGTTCATCGCGCCATGTTTCACGGTCGAGTTTCCCGTACTTCTTCCCCTGCCAGCCATTGGGGCCGACGCGCTCCAGGTGCGGCGGATCGAACACGACAACAGGGAAGCTACCGTCTGCAAACGGTAGCGCGGTGAAGTCGGCGATCAGGTCAGGAGAGATAACCAGCTTTCTGCCGTCGCACAGGGTGTGGCTCTCGCTCCGCTTGTCGCTGAACACAGCGCGCTCGTCTTCTTTGTCGAACCAGAACATGCGGGAGCCGCAGCACATATCCAGAATGCTTTTGCCGTCGAGGCTCAGTTCATTTGCTGGCATTGCGCACCTCACGATCCAATTGCACGCAGCTGATGGCGGTGCTGGATTGGTACAGAACCTGATAGCAAATCACTCCGTTGGCGTTATCCACGTAGCGGGTTAGCGCATTTGCGGAGTTTACGCCGGTAGGTATGGCGATCTTGTCGCAGCCAACCAGTAACAAAATTGTTAGCCCGATGATTATTTTTTTCATTGCCCCTTTCCCTCGCTGCGCTCACGCCAGTAATTCAAGCGTGCTCTGAAATGTTCCCGGTATTGCTCCGGCGCCTCTTCAATCGCCACCAGCACCTTTGTGCGGGTGATCTTGCGCGCGAATAAATCGCGGATCAGGCCACAGGCTCGCAGGTCGAACTGCTCTAGATCGCGTTGTTCCTGCGTCCAGGCCCCTCGATTGAATGGCAGGCCGGGCGGTAGATAATCCGATTGCCCGGCCATAGGTCACCCTCTTGCTAAATGCTGCTGGTTCTCAGAGTTGACGTAGAACTGCCCGTCAACGTGAGTGAGGGTAAATTCCGGTACCGGTTTTTCGTGTCGGGTGATTTCGACATGAGGGGAGTTGATCATCGTCAGGATACGGGTCTGCAGGTGTCGCTGCGTCAGGCCATGTTCTGGGTAATAAGTATCCAAGGCCGTCATGATGCCGCGATAGGTCAGAGTCTTACCCATCATTACCGCCGCCAGGTTGCGAGTGGGGAAATCGACTTTTGAGGATTTTCTCTTGCCTACTGAACGTTTATCGGCTTTGGTCGCCGTTTTGGCATACTTGGGAGGCACAACCTGTTCAGGAACTGGCGGCAAGACGAATGTCGATCCTGTACGAGCCCGGGCATTAGCATTCATGCGCCAGATAATCAGAGCTGTGTGATCGCAGCCGTCATCGATGACTTCTGCGCCCGGTTTTTTCGCGAAAATTAATTCTGTAGTGCTCATAGGTCTTTCCTTTTGGTCAATATCACGCTGGTCAGGCGTGGGTTAAAAACTTTTTGTCGCTTCGTTCTTGTCGGCATATCGCCGCTCTCTGGCTTGCCCGGTTTGCGCCCGGCGCGCGGCCTCCTCGTCGGTTATGTCTCGGATATATCCGTTTTCCAGCAGCGCATACGCGGTGCCAGTAGCGCCCTCGCGGTTCAGGCGCAAAATCACTTCCATCAGCTGCGGGTCTGCACCTTTGGTGTATACGGCGTCGCGGTACAGGCCGATCCACACGTCGCAATCCTGCTCGATCTGGCCGGTGTCCTTACTGTCGCTCGGCACCGGGCGCTTGTCGGCACGGTCTTCGAGTTTGCGGTTCAGCTGGGTCAGCAGCAGTACCGGACAATCCAATTCCTTGGCCAGATTTTTCAGGCCAGTGGTGATATCGCCATACGCAATATCGCGGCGCTCGGCTTCCTCGGCTTTCATCAGGGTCAGATAGTCGATCGCAACCAACCCTACCGTGCCGCGCTGGCGCTTCACTTTGCGGCACTCCGCCACGATGTGCGCCAGCGTCACACCTGGCGTGCTGTCGATCATCAGGTTCGACTCGGCCAGCTCGGTGGCCTTGGCCATGGCGCGCGCCATGTCACTGTCGTCGTGGGCGCCGACGTAGAAAATCTCAGACTTCACGCGAGCTTCCTGCGCGACCATGCGCTCGATAATTCCACGGTCGGTCATTTCCAGACTGAAAACGAGCGTCGGCAGTCTGTGGTTCAGCGCAAAGTGCGCGCCGACTTTGTTGTAGAACGCCGTTTTGCCCATCTTTGGCCGAGCCCCCACCACTACCAGCGCGCCGCGCAGCACCTGTTTCGGGTACATCAGTCGGTCGAGGCTCTCGATCCCCAGCGTCAGGCCGGCGGCGCTGTCCGGGTCTTGGAAGCGGCGATCCATTTCGTCCACCCATTCGCCGATTACTTCTCCCGCCACGCGCAGGCCGCCCCGTTTGCCGGTTCTCGCATGGTCGGATACCGCGGTGATCATCTGCTGCACGCTGGAGAGTTTGCTCGCTGCATCCATGCCGTTGTTGGCGCCCACCAGCTCAACGCAGGCGTAAAGCTTCTCCAACGCGTAGCGGAGAACGGCTTTCTCTCGCACGGCATGCGCATAGCTGACCATCGCGGGTACGCTGGTATTCCTGCCTGTTTCAGCCAGGTATGCGAACCCGCCTATCTGCTCCAGTACGCCCTTGCTCTCGAGCGAATCGCTTAGGGTAATCAGGTCAGTCGGTCTACCGGCGTTCACCAGCGCGCGCAGCTCAGTGAAAATGATCCGGTGCGCAGCCAGGTAGAACGATTCCGGTTTCAGCAGGCCGAACACAGCCGCCGCCCTGTCGTGCTCGGTGTTGTGCATCAGACTGCCGAGAATGGCCTGCTCCAGGTCGATGTTGTACGGCGCGGCCGGCAGGTTATCGATCATCGGCGCGGCCCTCTTTCACGGCGACATAGCAGCGCTCAGTGATTAGGTAGTCGAAGTTTTTACGGCGCCACTGGCCACCGCGGCCGTTCGGCCGGTCTTCCAGCATCCACCGGCAATTTTCAGCGATGAACTGCAGGTACAGCTCCCAGCGGGTTTCCGTGAATTTAAATTTCTTCCAGAAGCTGCGCAGCGTGCGCTTGCGTGCGTCTGTCAGGATTTGAACCGATGGCATTTCCGGCAGCTTGGCGTGATAGATTCCGAGGATTTTTTGATAATCCATCCGATCGGCCTGCGGCTGTTCAGGGTGATCAGCGCCAGCTGATCCACCATCAATCGGTTCATTGACTGATTCAAAAGAGTGACTGATTCTGGGTGCAGGAGCTGCACCACCCCCTGGTGCAGGAGATTCACCACCTGGTGCAGGAGCTGCACCATAGGGTGCAGGATTTGCACCACTGCCAGATAAGGTGATGTGGTAAACATTTGAGCGATTAAGCCCATTCTCCGCCAGGCGTTTTTCGATGCGCACCAGCCCATCTTTGACCAACTGTCGAATGTGGTTTTGCACCGAGCGCTCGGAGATCTCGCACTGCTCTGCGATGTAAGGCACCGATGGCCAGCATTCACCCTGATCGCTGGCATTGTCGGCCAGTTTCAACAGCACCAATTTGCGCAGCGGGTTGCCGACTTTGATTTTCATGGCCCGCACCATCATTTCCATACTCATGATCAGATCCCCAGCGAGTCTGCAAGCTGGCGGCACGCATCCTGGTACTGCTCCGGCGATAGGTTTTCTTCTCGCAGTGCGGCCTTGCGCTGCTCGTATTGCTCCCAGACAGCATGCGCGGCAGCCTGGCGATCTTCGAAAATCGGTCTAATCTCTGCGGCGTCGGCAGGTGCGCCATTGAGGCGCCAGCCATTCCGGTATGTGATGTGATCAGTTTGCATATTGGCCTTTCCTAGAATCTGGTTGTTACTGCGCGCTGGTCAGGCGCTGGGTATCTTGCAGAGCGTTTAGCGCCCCCGCTATCCGTTGAGGGGTATCGCAGGCGCCAAGCAAAATGGCGATCACCGCCGCGGCAAACTCACGTATGGCCACCGACAGTAAATACTGCACGGACACGCCGCCCAATCTGGCGCGCCGTTCAGCCGGCAGCGCCGCGGCCATAGCGTCGGCCAGCTCTCGCACCTTCGCCCGGGCAGCCTTAGACTCACCACGCAGCCAACGGAAAATCTGCTGACGGTTGTTGTTGATTGCGCGCCAATCCGCCCGACCGAAATCATCCTCGATCGGGTGAAGGCGAACCGTTTCCGATTCTGCGCCGAACAGGAACCACATCCGGCTGATCTCTATTGCCACATGTTCCTGTCCTCGCTCAGCTGCCCAGTCTGTAATTTCGTCTTTCAGAATTTCGATGTTTTCCACTTCGCGTCTCCTGTCGCTCAAAACTTGATTATGCTTAATCAGATTTTGGTGGGGGTTATGGTTAAGCTGCCGTCTGTTCTGGTAGGCCGTCGCGAGGGTTTGGGTATAAGTCTGGTCGCAGGTCATGTGGTGTAACTTTAAAACCAGTTGCTGCGGCCCACTTAATGACAACTTCGCCACCCAGTTTGCATGATCCGGCTACAACACGGCTTACGTAACCTTGTGACTTTTCAACAGCATGGGCGAAATCTTGCTGCCTAATGCCGTTCTCATTGAGATAGCTTTTAAGATCCATCACCTCTCCTCGTGTTTGTGTGATGCACCAATATTACCGCTGCGAATATACAAAGATCAAGCGTAACGGTGATTGGACGATATTAATTGTGCGAATAAAATTACCGTATGAAGAAAAAACCGCTCGATATCAAAGACCAAGAAGCTGCAGAACGACTGCGGAAAATTTGGGATGAGAAGAAGGTATTACTCCGTCTAACACAAGAAAAGGCGGCGGATGCACTCGGCTTCGAAACTCAATCAACAGTGAGTCAGTACCTAAACGGTAAGAACCCTCTCGGTACCGACGCCATTTTGAAATTTGCAGCCCTTCTTGGCGTAAAGCCAGAAGACATCAAGCCTGAACTGAAAGAATTGATGAATTACGTTCGTAAATCAGGGGAGCATCATGAAGACGTATCCGCGCCTGGTTGGCAAATTATAAAACCTGAACATGCCGAGCTCATCAGCCTATATGACAGGCTTCCTGAGAGCGAAAAAAACAGACACATGTCTGATTTAAAAGAAAAAGTATTGGGTTTCGATAAGTTATTTAAAGAGCTATTGGCCACAAGAAAACAATAAGCCCTACCCTCTCTGGCCCGCATCATGCGGGCTTTTGATTTTTTATTGCCTAATAAATCAAACACATATTACTACAGCGCATATTTTTATCACCGCCACGCTTGACCTATATGTATTCGCAGCGGTAATATTAATTCCATCAACAGCGCACTAACCCTGCAGCGGTTGTTCAGAAACAGTTCCGCCGGCCGGGCGATACACGGCAAAGAATTTGATTCAAAACGGGCCGCCCGGCGTCAGCCGGTGTGTTTTGGAGAAGGCGAACGGCAAGTAACCCTCCCTGTCACGGCAGTGAAACCGGTTGACGGCGTAATCCCGGTTAAAGAATGCCCCGTGAGGCTTAAACATCGCCCGTCCGCTCCACGTCACGGAGCACCACTATCAAAGAGCGCGGGCGTGCAAAACTGTATCTCACCCGGCGAACGTTAGTACCGAATCCCGGAGAGGGTTCGCCAATAGCGGGAGAGGATCGCTCTTTTTGATAGTGGTGAATGCCGGGGGCTTCGGGGCGTTGCTCTTGGCCACCACAACCGAAAAACCATTGCTGTGTGTAGTCTTCGCCCTGTGCGTCGGGGCAATTTTTTCACACCGCATAAATCAGGAAAGACCATAGGCTTGACCAGCCACGATCTGACAGCGGGAATAGACTGCAGCACCTGACCAGTGTTTAACCGAGGAAAGACCAGCGGGCCTCACCAGCCCTGACGGCCGGGAAAGACCGGCACCTAATTTTAGGCAGTAAAAAGCCCGCGCTAGGCGGGCCAATTACCCCGAGTTTACATCCCGGGGAGATGGTTGAAGGCGACCAAACCTTCAACGGGGCCGGGAACCACCCCGGCGTTAGGAAAGACCGATACCACCACAAGGCACTACCGATCGGTGCCAGTATATCAGGAGTTGCTATGAAAGCACTACAGATACCCGTCACGCTATACATCCACGCGAACGTTAGCCAGTTCACACAAGAAAAAATCTCCGTATTCACCATGGACATGTCGCAGTTCCCTGAATACGTGCTGCTTGAAACTCGCCAAATCCACGTCGATGTTAACGAACCAGAGCCGATCGACATCATCGGGAGACAGGTCGAAGCGTTGCAGCTGGAAAAAGCACGGCTGGACGATTCTACAAGCAAGCGTATTGCCGAGATCGACGATCAAATTCAGCAGCTGCTATGCATTGAACACTGCCCTGCCGACGCCGACGAACTCCCGTACTGAGGGCGCGGCCATGGATATCGAAACCCACAACCTGAGCTCCGAGCTGGCGCTGTGGCAACGCCATGATGAAGCCGGACAGCGTGACCAATTCGAAGCCGCGGCGACGCACGGCTATTCCGACGAGGCGATCGAGGTGTTCACCCACATCGACGGTACCGCCGCCGACACCCGCGACCGCCTGCTGATGGCCGTAATGATGGCAACGCCTGACACCCTGCAGCAGCGCCAGCGTGAGCTTTACAGCTGGTATTGCGACAACGTGAAAGCCGTAGCGCGCGAGAAGTTTTAACCCATCCCGGCGCCTGACCAGCGCCGATTTTTAACAGAGGAAAGACCCAAAATGCCTATCTACATTTCACTTTTTGAGCCTAAGAAAAAGGCCCAGGTTAACGGCGCCGTGCCGCTGGTGATCGCGTTGGATGCGCCAAACAAGCGAGCAGCCGAAAGCATTGCCACCGGCAAACTGTACGAAGCCTACCCAGAGGGCGGCGACAACTTCTTCAATCCGAAAACTGTCGAAGATCAGACCGGACACCCTCGTCCGGCTGTCGGTCAGTTCGATGAAAAGTTTGCCGCTGAGAACGTGTTTGACGGCAACGCGTGGACGCCAAAAGAGCCAGAGCCGGAAGTGCCGGCCGGCCCTATCGACCTGATGACGCAGCCTGCCAACGTTCGGATCGCCGCCGTTGTGATGTACGGTGATGCCGAGATCGATAATAGCCAGTTATCGCTGGTTGTGGATTTGCTCAATGACGAGGAAACGCCAGATGATACCGGCATGCGCGCGGTGATCGACGGGCTTGTATCAGTTCCCGCTGTCGGCGCCATGTACCCCGCTTCCGTCTACAAATTGGTTTCTGCGCTGTTCCAAAACTCTACTGCCATGCCGACCGAAGAGGCCACCACCGCATTCGCGCAGGCGTGGGTCGATAATCCGAACGATCGCGAAAAACTGACGCAGAACAGCACCAGCACCAGCACCAGCACCAGCACCAGCACCAGCACCGACAATACCGACGGCGCGGCCGACTACAACACTCTGAGCATGCATACGGCGCTGTCGATCATGGGTGTTAATCCTGCTGAGGCGAAAGCGGCAGATGTGAAGAACGCCAAAGAGATCATCGCCAACCGCGATAATGCCTGGCGTGCGTGGGACAAATCACTGCGTGTGATCGTCGGTATTCTTAACGTCGAAACCGATGTGCGCCACGGCATCATTTCCGATGGAATGAAAAACCTGAAGCTGATCAGCGACGACGCCGAACGCCTGCACTTTGTGAAATCCCGTCTTGCTGGCCACCCTGCATGCGGCGAGCTGGCGAACTATGGCAAGGGCGACGAGAAGCCGGTCGAGGTGGCCAACCTTGGCGACGGCCGCTTCTCAATCGACGGCCTGATCGGCTGCGGTGAGCAGCAGCATGCGGAGACCAGCCCGGCGCAATCTGCCGCCTCAAATCAGGGTGAAAAAACGGAAGTGGCGCAGCAGCAAGTTACCGACGCAGCAGCGGCGCAAGCCAAGCAGCAACTGGATCAGATGGGTTATGGTGTTTACGCCAACGCACCAGCGGAGAAATCGCCGCAACTGCAGCAGGCAGAAGAAAACGCCGACCGCGCCGAGGCACTGGCGCAGCAGCTGAAAGCCGACGATTTCCAGCAGCGCGCAGCGCAGGTTGAGCAGGTAATCGCTGAGCAATCGGCGGAGGATGGCGACAACCTCGGAATCTGGAACCGCGTTTATAAGACCGATGCCAAGTTTACCAAGGCATTCAGCAATAACGGCGGCGGCACATCGATCAACGGCACATACATGGTGATGCAGGCCACCAAAGTATTCGGGCCACAGGGCATTAACTGGGGTGTAGAAATCATCGAAGAGCGTTTCGATAACGGCGCTCCAATAATGCGATCGGTGAAGCAGCAGGACGGGAGCTTTATTCAAGAGATCATTCCGAACGGCGCCGGCGGTTATCTGTGTGAGGTAAACCACACCGTGAAAATCCGCCTGTGGTACAAGCACAGCGGTAAGACTGGCGAGGTGATCGCTTATGGCTGCACGCCATACGTTTACAAGAGCAAAAACGGTCCACTCAGCGACGGTGAAGCCCCGAAAAAGTCTCTTACAGACGCCACCAAAAAAGCCCTGTCACAACTCGGTTTCTCCGCCGACGTGTTCCTCGGCCTGTACGACGATCTGACCTATCGCCAAGAGAACGATGCAGAGTTCGCGCTCAAGAACGCCAGCGAGAAAGCCGAGGGCGTAACCCGCATGCGCGAAGAGTTGGATGAGCATCTGGCGAAAGTCGCCGAGACTCTCAAAGGTGCAGTTACAGCCAATGAGGCGACCAAGGTTCACGGTTCTGTCGCCCGTGAGATTGAAGCCCATCGCAAGGCCGCCGACGGAAAAGGCGATAAAGAGTTTGCCCAATACCTGGCCGGCCGCCTGCGCCGCCTGACCGCCCTGAAAGATGAACGCATTGCCGCACTGAGCGAGGAGAAAGCATCATGAGCACTACCGCCATTGCTCTGGCCGCTGATTACGCCAAGTTTCACGAACTGATCGAAACCTCCGACGACCTGACGCCTGAGATGATCGCCGACACGCTGGAGGGTATCGAGGGGGCGCTGGGCGACAAACTGGACGCCGCGTTTATCCACGTTCGCAATATTGAGGGGCAAGCCGACACGCTGGCGGCGGAAATCAAACGCCTGACCGACCGCAAAAAGTCATTCGAGAACCGCGCCAAGTCGATCCGCAAGTACGTGCTGACGTGCCTGCTGGCCAGCGGCAAAAGCTCTATTAAAACTACGGCAAACACCTTCACTGCGCGCAAAGGCTCTGCCAGCGTGGTGGTCGACAACGCCGACCTGCTGCCAGATGAACTGGTGACGGTGCAAACTGTGGTAGCCCCGGACAAGAAAGCCATCAAGGAGGCAATCGAGAACGGCGTGGAAGTCAAAGGCGCGCATATAGAAATCGGCGAGCCATCGCTGCAGGTGAGGTAACCAGATGCTAAATCGTTCACAGCGGCGCGGCATCCCCGCCTATATCACACTGCCCGATGGTCGCGTAGGAACCATCATGACGGATCGACGTTGTGAGGTTATCTACGACCTACCGCCAGATGTGAAGATCAGCAGCAGGCCGCCGCCAAAGTTGATTAAGCCTAATCAGAAATAGGCCGTCGCCATCGCTAGCATTGTGGGACACCTCACAACAAGGCAACCACAATGCAGCGATGGCAACCAGGCGCACGCCTACTTTCTGACTTCGATCTCAAAATCGGCCGACTGTCGGCCAGCGTAAGGAAAACGCAGCTCAGTGACCAAGATATTATCCTGGCGTGTCGTGTGACCGACGACGCAATCGCCCGGATGATTGAACCGAGGAAAGACCATGCGAAACGATCACGACATAATCACGAAAGAAGAGATGATTGAGTTGACCGGTCACCATTATAAGTCTAAACAGTGTGACGCTCTCCGCCGGGCCGGAATATTTTTTATTGAACGCCCTGACGGTCACCCAAAAACAACATGGGGGCATTTCCTTAACCCCGTAAAATACCGTAACGAACCGCCGAAACCTGTGGCGGAAGAACCAGATTTCGAGGCGATGTAAATGGCCGGCAAGCGCAAAAACCCCGCGGATAACTGGATGCCGTCTAGAGTATCGCGCGGCCGGTCCGCCTTTGAATTCAAGCACCCGGACGGCAGAACTGTAAGGCTCTGCCCTCTTGATGTGACGCAGTCCGCCGTCTGGGTGGCATACGAAAAATTTACCAGTCAAAAAGAGGATAAGGTAACGTTCAAAACTTTGGCTGATAGGTTCCTAAGCTCTGCTGAATTTACCGATTTAGCCTTCGACTCCCAGAAGGATTATCAGAAATATGCAAAAAAGGTAATGCCTGTATTTGGGAAGATGGATCCGAACAACATAAAGCCGGAGCACATAAGAAAATACATGGATAAGCGAGGGCTTAAAAGTAAAACCCAGGCTAACCGAGAAAAAACCTTCATGTCGCGGGTATTCGGTTGGAGCTACGAGCGCGGATATGTGAAGGGAAATCCCTGTAAAGGGGTGAGGCAATTTAAGGAGAAGTCTCGCGAGCGCTATATCACCGACGCTGAGTACGATGCAGTCTATGCGGTCGCCCCTGATACTGTGAAGGTTGCAATGGAGATCGCCTATCTGTGCTGCGCCCGGCAGGCTGACGTACTTGCGTTAAGTCGTTCGCAGATCCTAGAGCCTGGAATCTTTATCCGCCAGGGCAAGACCGGTGCCAAGCAGATCAAGGCCTGGTCAGACCGACTACGTGCCGCGGTAACGTTGGCCGACACGTTGCCGATCAAAGACGGAATTTCCAGCGTGTACGTGATCCACCAGCGTAACGGCAACCGCTACACGCGCGATGGATTTAATAGCCAGTGGCGCAATGCAAAGCTGGCGGCAATTGCCGCAAATCCCGATATGGATTTCGACTTCACGTACCACGACCTGAAAGCGAAAGGTATTTCTGATCTGGACGGTTCACTGACGGATAAGCAGGCGATATCAGGCCACAAAAACGCGAGCCAGACGGCAATTTACGATCGAAAAGTGAAGATCGTGCCAGTGGTGGGCAATCAGAAAGGATGAATAAGTATGCTGCTTTCGGGGTTTATCTTCTGAAAGCATCTTCTGAAGATGTTCTGAAAGGTGATTTAAAGCACAAAAAAACCGCCTCTCGGCGGTTACGACATTACTGCTTATTGCTTTGATTATTCTGTATTTTTGTTCCCTGGTACCCGGGGCGGGACTTGAACCCGCACAGCCATAAGCCGAGGGATTTTAAATCCCTTGTGTCTACCGATTTCACCACCCGGGCTCGGGAAAGTTGGAGGCGCGTTCCGGAGTCGAACC